AGTCGGTCACTCTTCTTATTTGCATAACAACATTTTTATCTGCAGCTTTTCTGTCGTCTTTAGTTGCAACACCATAACCGTCATCATCACCTCTATCTGTAGGTTTACCCATATCTCTCATTGCATCACGTCTTGCACGAGACATAGACTCTGTATTCATTGCTTTTTCTAAATCATCTGCCTGTTTTGCATGAGTCTTAGAACCACCTCTTAACTTTTTAACTAGGTCTTTGATAAATGGTTTGTCTTTTGCATCTAAAGCTTCTTTCTTAGGTTTCTCGTGAGTATAACCCATTTTGTCATACTTCACATGGTCTGCATAAGTGTTTGCCATTACTTCTTTATCACCTTTATACATTTTATGTGGTTTAAAGTCTTTCTCATCTGCACATTCATTCTTAGGTTTTTCTCCTCGTTCTTTTTTAGAGATTGCGATTGCAGCCTGTTGTGCGGGAGATACTGCTTCTATTTTATATTTTTTACCATAATTTGTCATGAGTTTTTTTAATGTTTTTAAATCTCTTTTGTCATATGCATTTCCCAAATCAACAAAAAGTTTAGAGTCAATTTGTCCTTTTGGTTTAACAATCATAGCAATTTTTTCTTGTTCTGATTGACCCAATCTAGGAAATCTTTCTTTAACTCTTCTAAGCATTGCTTGTTGTTTAGGTGATACTGCTTCTTTTTGCATTAACATTTTGGTATTAAGAGTTCCAATCATTTTAAGGATTGAGTCTCTTGCGTCTAAAACTTTTTTATAGTCTTTGTTATGTCTTGTATCTTTTAATTCTTTATCACCTATTGTTGCAATCTTTTGATAAGTTTGTAAAACCTTTTGCATGTCTTTGGAGAGTTTTTTCATTGCATCTACTTCTTGTCTTGTGACTTCTTGTAAATCAGTTGACTCTTTTCTTGATTTACCACGAGCACCACGAGCAACTTTCATTGTAAGATTAATAAGTTGTGGTAATTTAAGTTTGTCCATTCTTTTCTTGTTCTGTGGATTAACTTGGTCATATACAGATGCAATCATACTTGCAGTTGTCAAGTCAAGTTTCATACCGTCTATATTCATCATAGATTTTTTCTTAACTACTTGACGAACCTTTTTCATAACTGCAGACTCTTCGTTTAAGTTAAAACTTTCTTTATTTTCTAACAAACCAGTTCTACCTGCTAAATTAAATTCTCTCCCGAATAAAGTCATCGCCTTTTTTGAACCCGTGAACTCAACGTCATCTTTACTTTGGGGTTTTTTAGGTTTTCCAGTTTTTATCCCGTGTTTTTTTGCAATCGACATTGTTTTATCTTTTGCCTTTTTAGGATTACGTGCTTTACTAAAATCAATTGTAATTGTTCTCTGACCCTTAGCAGGCCTTGAAAGTTTCACACTTTCATCAAGTTCTGTACTTTCATTATATACTAAACTAGATAATGTTCCGTCACTTGCCATGTTAATAACTTGATAAACATCGTCTCTAACTGCAGTATCAACATTAGTAAATGCATTAATTTCAGGTGCATTTCTTGTAATCTTATTACCTTTTTTTGTGACAGTTATTCCTTTTGAAACAATATCAATCATTTTCTTAATTTTTGGTGCGTCCATTTCATCTTTCGGGTCACCTTTACCAAAAGCGGCACCCTTGTCTCTTGCACCTTTTCTGTCTTGGTTCATCATTCTTGCAAGTGACCTAACAATAAGAGAAGTATTACCGTCTTTTATTTTATGTTTACCATCTTTCTTTTTCCTAATCATTGCAACAATTTCTTCTTTATTTTTAATACTTCCTGGCGCAGACTTTCTATGTTTTTTTCTATATTTTGGAGAAAATGGTGCAGTCCAGTCCATATCAGGTTTTATTGCATATTGTTTTTCTAACAAGTCAATTTGTTCTTCAAGTGCGTCTAGTTGTGCAAGTACACTTTCTGTACTCGCAGATTGTTTAGTTCTTTCTATTTCGTCCTTTTCTTGTTCAACTTCTCTTTTGTGTTTTGCTTTTAAGTCTGCAAGTTCTTTTGCTCTTTCTACTGCATCTTCAACTACAGAAGGGTCTCCGTAAGATGATTTACCTCTGACTACTGCATCAAAATCTTTTATCTGTTTTTTACTACCTTGCAGTCTTATTAAAGTTTCTTTTTTCATTGGACTTTGTTTAATATTTATTTTTAACTTCATTAACCTTGCAGATGATTTAAACTTGTCCATTTCAGGTTTTTGGATATCTCTAATTCGGTAAAGTATTGTCTCTTCATTAAGTGAAGTACTTTCGTTTAATTCTTTTGTTTGGTCTTTAGTTAATAAACTACCACTAGGAGCAACAAATTGACCGTCAACCATGTAATCTGCTTTTGATAATTTATCTCTTTTAGGATTTATCTTCTGGAGCATCATCATAAAACCTCTTGGGTTTTGTTTGAACATACTTTCAAGAACTTTAGGAGAAGTCATTGCAAGTAAATCTCCTAATGCAGTTTTCTGACCTCTAGTAGTTATTTTTACTTTTCGCATCAATTGAATTCTTTCAATCTGTGCTTTTTTATTCTCTGCCTTGCCTTCTTCAAGGTCTTTTCTTTTCTTTACTTTACCTAAAGGTATTTCAGGCATTGCAACCGAAGAAGTACTTGTCATTTCGTTCTCATCAATTGCTTCTGGATACTTTTTACTTTTTGCTAATTTTAAAAGTTTTTTGACATCAGAAGGTTTGTTTCTGTTAAACTTATCAGCATTTCTTTTATTTTTGAATATTGCAGATACTTTTTTACCATTATCATCAATCATAATGATAATACCTTTTCCTTTATTAACTATTCTTTCATCAGATACAGAAACCCCTTCATTTACAGACTCGTTTGCAGTTCTAAGTGCGGACGCAACTGCGGGGTTTTTGGATAACCCCCTCTTCATCTTTTCGATTTCTTTCATTGCAAGAGTTTGATTACCACCTAAGTCTAACGCAAGTTCAATCGCTTTCTTGACCATTGGGTCTCTTGCGGCTTGTTTTGCTTTTGGATTTTGACGATAATAGGTTGCAATCTCTTGACCCGTAAGTTTAGACCTACCCATTTTAGATAATGGGTCTAACTTACCATCTTTAACTCTTTCTCGTAAATCTTTTAATCTCATTTAAAATCCTACGCCGACTCCTTTAACAGCAGCGTTAGCTGCAAAGATTTCGTCTGTTTTACCTTTTTTTAAATATGCAACTTCCCCACCGACAAGTGTGAATGTTCCGATAGTGACATTTGCAGATGTTTCTAGTGTGACTAATCTATTAGTAGTACTATCGTTTACTAATCTAACTAATCTAGAACTTCCAAAATTACTACCATTCCCAGATGATGTACCGCAAGCGGCTTCTGAACCAAGTAGTTTTATATTTTTCATGTTTAATCTCCTTATGCTAAATCTTTATCGTGATTTAATGTTCCTTTTTTCTTTTTAACAATAAACGCATTGACTCTTGCATGTCCCCACTGTTGTGGTGTAGTGCCTGGTCTGTGACCAGTTTTCCATGCGGCCATACCTCTGTTGTAAACTTTTCTTAATGTTCCTACTGAAATACCAGATTTCTTTGCTTTATCTGCAAGACCTTTAGACTCTTCAATGTACTGTTTAAATGAAATCATACTTCTATTTATACTTTTAATCGTCTCCAAACATTTTTTTGAATGCAATTGTATGTTTACTTTTTTTCATAGGTTTTTTTCTGGCCTTTTTATCTCCAGGCGCATCTTTATATGCACTAGGGTCATCATCGTCTTTTTTTGCACCTCTATTAAAATGTTTTGCACGTGCAATTTTACTTTTCTTTGCAACTCCCGAGTAATACTTCTTAGGTTGAGTTCCTTTTACTTCATCTGCATCTGGGTCTTGTGCAACCTTTTTAGGTGCTTCTTTTTCTTTTTCTAATAATCTATCAATGTCATTAACAATAGTTTCTGCAACTCTCTTTGCAGTTGCAGTTGCGATTGCAATCTTTTTCGCTTTATCCATGTTTGGATTATCTCTTTCCATTGCCTTTTTAATTTCGTCTCTTTTCTTAATTTCTGCGGGAGTTAAACTTTTTTCTACTATTTCTATGTCTTGCAACCATTTACGCAACTTTTTATCTTTTGTTTCCACAACAACATAATTAGAACCTAATACTGATACAACACCAACTTCTTCTGTTGATTTGATAACAACAGTATCACCTATTTCATAAAGACCACCTTTGACATAGTTTTCTCTCATTTCATTTAGTTTACCTAAATCAACATGTCTTTTGAATTTCTTTTCTTCTGTAAGTCCCATACCCTTACGAACATCATTGAATAACTTACGAGTATCTTTATCACTCATACGACTTGGTACACCCTGAGAAAACGCAGTGTAATTATTCTCTTTTGCATTTGCTCTTTGTTTAGACGCAGACATTCCAGTGACACCTTCTGCATCTGGGTCTCTTTCCCCCGCAGATACCACATTAATACTTTCGAAGTTATAGAACCCATGTCTACCTTTAACTCCATTATATTTTTTTAATATAGTATCGAACTCTCTAACTCGGTCAGAACCAACGACCATGTTTACTTTACGATATCCTTGGTCATATAATTCTACGATTGCATCAAAGGCGGTTCTAACTCCTTTATTAATAATAATGCTACGACCATGTTTTGGAAACATCTTGCGTACATGTTTTACTTTATCAGAATATGATAACGGGTCTTTTTTTTCATTGGATACTTGTGATAAAAATACTTTATAGTCGTTTTTACCAGATTTCTTTGCAAGTTCGTCAAAAACTTTACCATGACCAATAGTCGGTGGGTTCATTCTACCAAAAGTAAAATAAACCTCTCTTTCTGCTTCTATTAAGTATTGAGAAAAGTTTTTAATCGCCATGTCATTATGTTATTTTATTTTTTAATTTTTCTTTTTCTTTCTTTCGAATAGAAGGTAAGAGTTTTTTTGCAAGAGTTGTTATTCTTCCTCGCATTTTATCTAGTTTCTTCTCTATTTCCATTTTTCTTGCGGGAGATAAGTCGAAATAACTTTTACCTTTTAGTAATTTTTTTGCAGTTTTCATTCTCTGTTGTTTAACAGCTCTTTTGAAAAGTTTTTTGGGGTCGGTAATTATTTTTTTAGAAGCTCTTTTTCTACCAAGTTTTATCTTAGCTGCAATTCTTTTGAACATTCTAGACTTTTTAAGTCTTTGTGCGATAGAAAGAGCTTCAGAAGTGTATTGTTCTGATAATTCTTTGTCTTGACTAAATTCTTTGAACGATTTCATCTTTCCCATTTATTTAGGTTTATCCCAACCTTTTAATATATCTGGAGAAAAGTTATTGTAAGAAAATTCTAATCTATCAACTAACTTAACTGCATCACCGCTTAATTTATCGATTGCAACATATCCTTCCGCACCCGTAGTTTTATAACCTTTTGGGGTTTTTACAAATGCGTCTATGTCACTTATCTTGTTTAATCTATTTATAAGTTTGAGTTTTGCAAGAACTAATTGTTTCTGTAAGTCAAACATATTACCCAAAGACGTTTTATTAGTAGGTGAAAAAAACTTAAGAATAGCATTTAATTTCGTGGTCTGGGTTTTTTTACCTTTTGCAGTTTTTCTTGCATCTATCTCTTTTTTAAATTTTTTGTTAATAAACTTAAGTAATCCCGCAACGTGTTGTTTTGAATTAGGCAACATCGCACCCGCACGAACAAAAGTATTATTATATTGTTCAATCAATCTTGCAAGTTCTGGGTTTCTTTCTAGTTCTCGAAGAGTGTCTCCCGCAATTTTGTTGAATAAAAATCCCGCAGTACTTAAATAACTGGTGACCTCTTTGGTTTCAGTTTCAGACATGGTAGCTGCAGATGCATCAGTTAACATTGCATCTTGTCCCCAAACATTGGTTGAATTGGGTGGATTTTTTACACCATATGATGCTCTCATGTTTTCAAAACTAGTACCAGTATAAGTCGTATGCCAGACGATACCTATTTTAGATTTGTTTATTGTCTTTGCACTTTCTGAATTAAATGGTACTGCGTAAACAATTGTATTAGGATGAAAGGTTAGATAGAGTTCTCCGTCTATCTTTTTCTTCTCTAAATCTTTTTTTGCAAACAAGAAATCTCCTTGTATTACTCCTTTAATATTCAAAGGTTTTAAATGTTTCAATGCGAGTTTCATTTTTATCGCAAGGTCACCGTCCATATCTGCATCTATTTGTGAAGGTGATTTGTAAACCTTTGGACTTTTTGCAAAGACACCTTTCTTTGCAACGAAAAACTCTCCGTCTCTAGGGTCTTCACCACAAAAGATTGCAGGCGCACCGTCCCATTTTACTGATAACTTACCAGTTGTTTGACCCGCTAACATATCTCTTAGTTGTCTTAGTGCATTGATAGCTTCTCGTGTACCCTTAACACCACCATATAAGACCTTGTCTTCTATGTGGGTCATATGAGTATTTTTTTGTTCAAATAATTCTATCACTTGTCCTTGACTCCTGAGTATAACATTTTTAACATTGTATATTGTCCTAATCTACCTTGACCCCTAGAACCTTTTGAGGCTTTTATGCTTTTGTCACTTCTTATTGTCATAATAATAGTTTTAGAGTCTTCGGGTGTTTTAATGTCAATAAAATATTCTTGTACCGATTTTTTATTTAGATATGCATTATGACTTATCACTAATGGTAATATGTCTGCAATATCGTCTCCTTTTTGTTCTGCTTTTTTACCAACAGCTTTAACTAATATCAAAGGAACTGTTTCTCCTTTTCTTTGTATGTTAAAAGTACTTTTTACCCACTTAACAAAATCGGGTGTACTCATGTTATTTAAAACTTTACACATTTGTTGTCTTGATACTTTTAACATTTCTTTATAAAGTTCGTCTGCAAATTCTCTATTGTTTAAAAATAAATCTACAAATAAAGGAGTGACATCCCCTTTTCTTTCTATGTAATTACTTTTTTTTGCAACTTCTTCAATTCCAGGCAATTTAGAATATACTCTACTCCACAATGCATCTTCAAGTGGTTTCATATCAACACCTAATCTTTTATATTGTGTAGCGACATAAGTATTTGTTAAAGGTTCTTTAGATTTTTTTGTACCCGCCTTTAAACTAATACCAATAGTTTTTTTATTTTTAAAAAATACAAATATATCCCCCGCATGTTTTTCAGGAATGCCTCTTGGTTTTTCTCGATATCCCCAGACAACTTTATCAATCGGTTTATCATTGTGTAAGTCATAAAGATAGTCCGTTATACCTATTGCATTTTCTAGTTTATTTTTCAACATTTTATCTGACATCGTTGTAAGATTATCAATAACTTTTTTACCTGACTCAATATTATTTTGAGTGACAAATGTTTTTTTAGTCTTTGCAGTATTGAGATTTACTTTATATAAAAACTTTTTAAAGTCTTCAACACTTCTAGGTTTAAAGTTCATATTAAATGCAAGTGCGGGAAATAGTTCAGTGACACTTGCATTTTGCGTAGTATCAACTCTTTCTCCTAAGTAATTTTTAAATTTTATCATTTACTTTTCTCATGTTCAATCCATTTTTTTGCGATTGGATTTCTTGGTTCTTCTTCTGCAAATTTTTTCATAATCTTATATGCACGAGTACTTTCTTTAGTATAGTCTTTTCCGTCAGAATTGTCAACTATTATTAATCTATTTTTAAATGTTCTTTGATACTTACCAATATTTTTTTGAACATTATCCCACATCTTTGATATTTCTTCTGGGTCTAGTTTTCTTTCTCTTTCTGAGTTTCTACGGAGTGCAGTTTTTTTATCAGTATTAACAAATATCATTGCGGTAGAATATCCTAATTGTTCTAGTTTATCTTTTTGGTCTAATATTTTCATTGCATCACGACCCGTACCGTCTATTACAAGTCCAAGTCTACCTTTTAGATATGTTATTTGTTGTCTTGCAGTCAACTCTTTTGCTTTATTACGAATTTTTTGTCCTTTGTATGAGAAAATATTATCGGGGTTCATTACTAACTTTGCATCTTTCATTGCTCTTTCAAATGCAGTATCAGAATTTACTACTCGAAAACCTAGTGAAGTAAGACCCGTTTTTCCAACGATAAAAGATTTACCACTTCCAGGCCCACCCGCAAGAAATATAGCTTTAAAAATTGCGGGGTCATTGACGCCTTCTTCTAAATAGGTACTAAAATTGAACATAGTACTATTTATAAGGTTCAAAATTTAACGGTTGTGTTTTCTTCCTTATATTGTTCTATGACATCACGGAGTGGTCTCACCCAATCGTCTCTATGTTCGATATAGAGTATTGGAGTGCGTTCATCAACTGCAATAAGAGTGACGAGTTGTGTTATGGGAACTCCCGTGCGTTCTTCCCACATGATTGCGTAAGCACATTCTTGCATAAAGTAAGAATGACACCATTCTCTCTTTTTGAACTTACGACTTGTTTTGAAATCAATAATAGATGTTTGTCCATTAAACTCTGCAACACAATCTACTCGTCCCGCAACTCCAAGATGCGTAGAATAAAGTGGAGCTTCTTGTGCATAAACAGTTCCTATCGCATCATCCATAATTGCTCTTATAGATTGAAAAGTCTCAATGTTATTAGGCATAACACCTTTTAAATAGTCTGGGTCGTTATCTAAATACTTTTCACATATAGTGTGTACCGAAGTCCCTCGACTTGATGCTTGTTTTGATATTCTATTTGCTTCTTCTTCACCGACTTTTTTACGCCACTTCGCAATACTGTCTCTACTGAGTATTGATAATACTGTGGTAATTGACGGTAATTCTATTTCATCGGGTGTGACATACTTACGACCTTCGTCTGTAGTCACCGTTGACATTTCCGTTAGTTTAACGGGTTCGTGTTTAAACTTCCTCGTCCTTTTTATTCTCATATTTTTTTAATGTTTCTTCTTGTTCTTCAATGAACTTTTCATAAGGACACTTCTCTTCTTCATCTTTTTTATGTTTTGAAAATGATAAAAAATTTAGTTTATTCCACCACATTTTACTATATATTATACAGATATCTACAATTATTGTCAAGTATTTTTAAATATAACATGTAAGTTTCCGTCTAAAGGATTGCTGTTTGGATTTTGCACTACAACCACTTCTTCTATAATATTTTCTATAGTTTTTAATTTATTTAATTGAGTAGTTAAAGATGTAGAGTTATCTAATTCAAATAATCTTAATAAATTTAAACTTGCAAAACCCTTTCCACCCTTACCTAATAAACCATAAAAATCTTTTAGATTGTTATTGATGTCTGAACTAAAGTGTAATGCACATTGACTCATAATATTTTTGTAAGTTCCTTTATATCTTTTATAATAACTTGTCTTTTTATTTAAAAGACCCTCTGCATAATTTGTATTATCTGAATTTCCATAAACTGAAATCCAATTAGATGCACTATTTTTGATACCAAGATTTACACCAGCCGCACTAGTAATATCTACTTCATATTCATTTTCAGCATGTGCAAAATAATTTGGGTCAACTCCATGGACATTGTAATATGTTTTCCAATAATTTATACCACAACCGACATCAAGTATTTTTTCTTTTGTATCTAAATAATTTTCTATAAAATAAAATCCTACTAATGAAGTAAATTTAGTAATGAATATTTTTCTTGGTAAAGTAAAAGTATTATACTCTAATGGAAGTTTCCAATCAAACCAATCAAATATAAAATCATACTCTTTATCTAATTTTTTATATAACTCCGTTTTAACGAATTCTTTTTTCCAATCAGTAAATCTTTTTGATTTTGCAAAATCCATTGCAGAATCATAATAATCAATCTTCATACTTTTATATATGCAAGAAAAGTCAACCCTAAAGTTGACTTTCCTTGTTTTAAGATTAAGACGCTTCTGCGTACTCTACTGCTTTTTCAACAGCCTTAATCTTTCTACTTTGGTTTCTACCAAACCATGCAGACGCCATTCTTGAGTCTGACTCTCTTCCCATCTTGTGGTCAGTTAAATAAGTCACACTGTTTAATGCATCCCACCAAGTGTTTTTTGCACCAAGTTCTGCACCAGGCTGTGTCTCCAAGACTGCATACGCATCTTGTCCGTTTGCAGACAAGTCTTTGTATGTATTAATCTTGATAGGTTTCTTACCTTGGTAAGTTCTAGGAAAGACTTCATTGTAATACTCAATGATTGCTTTTGAACTGAACTTTTTACTCGCAAGAAATTCTGCAACTTCTTTGTATTGAGAAAACTTCTCACTTGCAAGTCCCATAGTTTCTTTAACATGGTCTGCGTCAAACACTTTTCTATGGTTAAGTTTTGCACCTTGGTTTTTAACCGATGCAAGTGCCATACTCAAAGTATTATTACATACCACCCTGATAGGAGTAAATCTAATATCAATAGACTTACCGTACTCATGCGGATTTGCAAATAATAAGTATGAGTCAACTTGGTCTTCATTACCGACACTAAACGACTCTTTGACTTTTGCAAGTCCCCAAACCATTTTACCGTCTCTTAAAGACCCCGCAGTTTCCATACTCATGTCACCCGCATAACAGTATTCCGAAAAGAACTCAAATGCTTCTTCGTTCTGGACGGGATACCACTTCTTACCTACCTGAGTAAGAACTTTATTATCCGAACTTCTTACGAGTGCCTCCTGACCCGTAGGAACTTCTATATCACCAACCTTTGCATAGGTTGGCACCTTTTCGACAGACCAATCAAGACCTGCTTTCACCATTATCTGGTTAGGAGTTAAGTCATCACTGACTTTCGTCCCTAGACCATGCCAAGGAACTTCCCCCGCATACGCCATTGTTTCAACTGCATCGACCATATTTACCTCTTAATCGTTTAAATTGAAATAAGGTTGAATTTCGCCTTTGATAATTGCATCAACGAAATCAACCGCCTCATAACCGTGACCACCAATGTGCCACTGATATTCCTCTGTTGGAGTCATTCCAGTTTTCCAATTGTAAACTGTCGCTTCAACATATTCATAATCTGTCTCACCATATTCGTCTGTAAAGAAAATTTTACCTTCAATACACCATTCTATATTTACTTTATCATATGGGTCACCACTTGAAAAAGAAGGTTTTCCGAATAGTTGTTTTAACTGACTATAAGTAGCTTCAACACTATATCCTTGTAGACTAGTGCTTCTAGTTAGATTTTCTACAATCTCATACTCACATTTTTCAGGTGTGATTTCACCTATTTGTTCAGAACTTATTAACATTATATGTTTGCCTCCTTATTTAAAATCTTTACTTTTTTCTTACTTCCATTAGAAACACCTAAATCATTAGTTGACTCTAACATTGAAAGTGGCACTCTGTATGCCTGATTTCTCATTTGAACAACTGCTTTCTTTTGTTTAATCTCAATGATTGTACCAAAAGTTTTTTTAGTTTTTTGAACAACGAACACGCTGTCCCCCGCTTTGAAACTTGCTTTCGCAAGAGCGTCTAAAACATCTTTACCGAAGTTATAGACTTCCGCCAATTGTTCAGGTGTCTGAATTTTTGACAGTTCTTTTATTAAAGTTTTACTTAACATTTTACCTCTCTGTTATAGTTATAATTGTGGACTTTCGTCAAATCTTTTTTGGATTAATAAATCGATTAGACAATCAGTAGTTAACTTCTCAGAATAAGCATCTTCGTAAGTCATACCAAGTTCATCTAATATTTCTTCCATAGTGTAATTC